ACTGTTGAGCCACCACCAATAAAGCGTCCAGTAGATGCGTAGGTGTCACCGCTAGAGTTAGCCCCATATGTTGGGATAACCTTAACAATGAAATCACCACTATCCTGATATTTCAGAAGCCAGTGTTTGATCTGTAGTCTGCCACCAGCAATGGACACACGCCCACCCTTGGCTGTCGGTTCCTTCATGTTGGGCTGAGAGAACTCATAGGTCATGAGATACTTCTCGCCCACATATAGTTCTGTAGCAGAATGGTCACCTGTCACCACCACTGATGTAGTGCTGGAAGACACCACCGGAATGGTCGTTCCTTGGTTGGTGCCGCGCTTAGTAACGAAAGGTGATACCAGAGCATATGGTGTTGTGATTGTGGTCTGCCCCGTACCGCTGTTGTACGCCCTCGTACAGGCCGTTTCAGGGAACCTGTAGTCCAACCTAGTCACATAGGTCTGGTCTGTATCAAATCGCCCTGCATCGAAGCTGACGGTGCATAGGACGGTCTTGCCACCCTTGTTGCCTAAGACATACAATGCGCTGCCCATGAATTCTGCATCCAGAACAGTCAGGCCATTGAATGTATACTTGAACCAAGCTGATTGCAGCTTCTCACTGCCAGCGATGTGGTACTTGTAGACGTACATCGATGAGGCATCGCTAGATGATAAACACACCATAGCATTCTCTGCTGTACTGACAGCCATCGAATAGAGATTGTCAGGTACATACTTAGCCACATGGCTTGTTACGTCTGTAGCGTCCGATCTGTCGCTGTCATCGATAACGTAGTATTCACGAATAGCTGAAAAGCCACCTCTCGTTGACGAGAAGTACACAAGGTTACCTGCAGCCGCTGGTTTGGCTGTGGAGTTAGCTTCATACTCTGTGGTCTGAGCAATCGATGTATTCTTGGGTGTGATGTATTCAGAACCCTTGAGAATAAATTGTGTCTGGTCAGAGAATAGAAGCAACTTCCGGTCAAACGGGATAGCATGTTTCAGAGTTGATACCTTGGTGTGACTTGCAGCAACATCAATCGGGTCATTGTCCAGCACAGTACGTGCAGTGGCTTTGAAGAAATCAAAGTATTCTGATGTCCTCGACATGACCACATTCTCACCTGACAGAAAACCTAGACGGTTCTGAAAGAAGAATACGTCACTGATTTTCTTACCAATGAATGATGGTGTGGGTGCTGAAGTAAGGTCACCGATTGTTCTGTCACCCCAATCACCTGTCTCTAAGGTGAATGAACCATCTGCCTGTCTGATAAGCAGGTGAGGCATAGTAGTGGCATCTAGTTCATACGATATGTTTGGTTTGATTGTTTCAATCCAAGTACCGGAACCCAACAATGATTGGTCACCGTGGTCAGATACAAACTTAACATAGTAATCATCAAAGTTGTTTGTCTGGTCACCCTGTACCTGTGCAACATAGTTGTTGGGCGCATAGGCAGGTAGGTCATCAAACCTCTGTACGGTGCCTGTGGTACTGGTAATACCTGTATCACCTAAACTGTCGTATGTTGCTAAGTCAAACGAGGCATCGCCTGTCTTGCTGATGATAACTGTAGAGCCATTTGATGTGGCTGAAAGACCTGACTGACCGTTGATTGCACCAGCAAGTGTGCTGGCAATATACGTGGTTCTGGTCTGTGATTGGTCTGTTGCACTGGTGGTAATGTTAGCGACCTGTTGACCATCTACATACACAGTATACCGCTGGTTATAATCACCCTGCTTTACCGCTATCAAACCTTTAAATGTATTGGATGGACTGACGTTGCTGTTATAGGCTGCAGTTTTCTCAGTGTTCACAATGAACGTATAGTCAGCAACCGTCACCGCCCTGAACGCTGAAGATGGAGTGCTGGTTGTCAGATAGCTTGTGCCATCAGGATAGGTAACAGTCTTAGAGTTACCTGCCAGATCATAGATGTCGATCTGGTTGGACGCATTGATTAACACAAAGTATCTTTCAGTCGCATCACGGTTGATTAGATGCACATAGGAACCAGATGTTTCGCTCTGTGAAATAACAGCTACATGTTCCAGTGGTGGTCGTTTCTGCAACCCTTCTACAAGTGATGGGAATGCATTCTCCTGAACCTCTGACTGACTTGACAGACGTAGAGGTGGAGATTGTTGGCTGACCCCTTGGATTAAGTTTGGGATAGCAGAACTAATCATTGGCATTACATAAGTATCCTCTGATTAGAATTGTTGCGGTTCATTACACGGGACACTGAGTAGCTATCCATCATATTGAAATCCGCTGTATCACCCTCAAATTCTTTAAGGTCTGTCAGGGCTTTCTGTTCATCACGGGATAGCATCTTGTGCATGGTTTCAGAGTTAATCATCCGGTCTGAAAAGATACGCGATGCTCTGACTGTGATGTATCGTTTTGCTGTATCAGGTAGTTCTAAGAAATCCTGATAGTAAACGATGGTGGCATAGGCAGTGGTGTCAAACGTGTACGTTCTGTCTGTGAGATTATACAACTTACTGCTACGAACAGTTACGTTAGTATCTTCTAGATCGATACGCGCTGCTGTAGCTGGGATGTTGATTTCGTTGTTATTGTCTGGTGCTAGAGGGACACGATCTTCTGTATTGAAGTGCCATCCTTGAGACTGAACCTCACGGCTAACTTCATTAATAATCTGTTCAGCAATCTTTACGTCTGTAACTTGATTGCCGATCAGGGTGTTAACAGGTTGTTCACCGATAGTTGTCAGAAGGACATTGACCGCCTCTAGTTCGGTCATGGTTGAAGGTGTTGTCATGTTGCCCTCATAAAAATGAAAAAAATGGGCCAGACCCCAAGAAGAGGACTGACCCAAAATAGAATTAAGAAGACTTAATTTCGACTGCACACTCAGGACGCAGGATGCCGTGACCCATAGCGTACTTAGCTGCCATCAGTGTACCTTGATACATAATCTCAAAGTCACCAGATGTGCGCTCGACTGCGAGGTCCATCAGCTTCACTGTGCCGATTGCAGACTTCTGCATTACCAGAGCAACTGTGGTTGAGAAGTTACCGTGATAGGTGTTGTTCTCACCAGTAACAGCAGACACGTTGGTTGTTGGTACGTTGTTAGATTTAACAATTTGAATACCAGCAACACGCAGGACAGTACCGTCAGCGTACACACCAGCACCACCGAAATCGCGATTGATTACGTCAGTGGTCTGTACGAGGTTGTAGTACTGTGCTGGCTTAACGATAGCCACACGGTCATTCTCTGGAACGTCTTTCTCGTCCATAGCCTGTGCTGCTTCAAAGATGGAAGCTGCGAGTGAGGCACCGTTGGTAGCTGCATCACTATCAGTAATCGCAGTACCGCCGTTACCACCAGTTACGGTAGCTGACCCACGGGCTGCAAGAACGCCAAGCTGCAAGCAGCGTACATCAAACTGTTTAGCGAGAGCCATACCAAGCAAGCGTGAATACTCAGCGCGTACATCATAGTGGTTCTTTGCTTCATCAATGTTTGCGATGAAGGTATCAGCAATCAGAACATCATCGATGTTAACAACGATTTCATTGTGCTTGATGTTCTGTGTACCCAGCAGTGGTGTTCCTACTGTATGGTAGGCCGCATTTGCCTTTCCTGTGACAGGAAATTGTGCCGATTTTCCTGAAGAAATCGTGCGGGATACGTGTAAGTCTTTCATTACGTTAGTTTCGTCAAACGCTGTGAGAACTTCACCAGCGAAGACTTTAAGAAATAGCGCGTTCTTCTGGTCGAAGTTTGCTACTGCGCCATTAGCCGCACCTAGACGGGACGGGGTTGCGTTAGCCATTAGATTTTATCCTTGAAAAATATTGAGAAATAACTTTCGCCATTACTTGCCAAGATTGTCGGACGCATCCGGTCTAGTCGTTCATTGTCGATAGTTCGACTGCCTAAAGAGGCATGTCATTTTCTGTTATGACTTGCAGGTCATATTAATAATTTATGATACCAAGGTCATAATTGACGAGGGGTCATTTGCTATGGTCCCCTCGCCAGATATTCAAGCTGTAGAATTACTTTTTAAAAAACTGAAGACCGCCCTAGCTTCTCTTCAACGTCCTTAGTGTACGCTGTATCCTTGCCGTAGCGGGTATCTTTCATTGCAGCCACAACTTCTGCTGTGGACCTGTATTCATCTTTAGGTGCGCCTTTGGATTTACCAGACAGCAGGTTAGGCTCAACACCCTCTGCGCCTTCACGCTTAGACATCAGCCACTCCACCGCCATCTTAGCGTTATCTGTGCCTGTCTCTACCATTTGATTATACAGTTTTAGTTCTGCTTCTTGGACATTTTCAACTGCCCATTCAGTTAGGTCTTTATATCCATCAGTCCCACCTGCCACTTCCATGACAGCAGAGACATCAGCATCAGAACCCTGTTGGGTGCCTCTGATGTATGCTTCAACCATTTCCTTTGGATAACCCATAGTCTCAAGTTCTTTGAAACTATCATCAGTTAACTCACCTTTTTCTGAGAATTCCTCAGAGAACTTGGTGAAGTCCGGTGACCCATTATCTTTAGGCTGATCGTCTGTTTCACTTGGTGCTTCTTCTTGTTCTTGTTTGTCCTCAGAAGTACCACCTGACAGCTTCTTCTCTAGTTCGCTGTAAGACTTAGCCATATCCTCTGCACTATTAAACTTCTCTGGCAACCATTCTGGTCGTTCAGACGAGTTATCCAGAGGTGCATCTGGGCCTGTCTCAGCTTCTGTTATAGTAATGCTTTCGCCCATACTTAATAATCAGTCCTTGTGCGTTTCTTCTTGAGGATGGTTGGAGTTGCCAATGGTTTCTTGGCAGGTGCTGCAGGTTTAGCAGAGGGTTTACCTTTGCTGGCCTTATTCACCTTGCTGTCTTTGGCTTTCAGCATATGAGTTTCCTAATTGTTTGACGCCTTCTTGCATGGCAGCGGGTCCAGCCTGTTGCATCATCTGCATCTGTTGGGCTTGCTGCTGTTCTTGGGCGATTTGTTCTTCTGATTTGATTAGACCCTCAGTGTCGATACCAAGGGCTGTGGCACGGCGTTTGATGTAGTCCTGAAGGTTCACATATTGTGCTAGTACTTCCGGTCCTAGTGCCTGTGTCATGCCCTGTATAAACAGGTCCAGCTTGCGTAGGTCATGTCCTCGACCTAGTGCTTCCATGCCTGTGACGATGGTTGGTTTAACAACATCCTCTGGCAGTTTGGGTAGCTTCTTTTCCTTGGTCAGTACCTCAATCTTTCGATTGACATATGGCAACTGGAATTCCTGAGACAGTATTGAATAGATGCCAGATAGTGTGTCTTCCAACTCACCAGCTAGGTATCTGATTTCTTCTGCTGTAACTCGTTCTCCATTTCGTTGAACTGAAGACTGAAGCATAAACTGTTGTGAAAGCCGTTCTTCGATTCCTTGCATTGCTTGGTAGGCAACTCTAAAGTCGTTGAACTTGTCCATTTGAAGGACTGAAACATCCTGTCTATTCCCTTCGATAATTGCTGTGTTCTCAGCTTTGGCAATGGTTCTAATACGGGTTGTCCCATTCGGGTTAACCATGAACAGGACTTTCGCCGCTGCTGCTGCACCTTCCACGATAGCTTGTGATAGACCTTCTAGGGACCGTAAGTCACCCAGTAGTTCTTCTACAAAGCCTCTGCCATAATCCTCGCCGTCAATTCGGGAGAACCGTAGTGGTAGGAACGGGACTGCATTTGGTTTATATTTACCGCGAGAGCCAGCAATGACAGTTCCCTTTACCTCTTGGTAAACGTAGAACATGTTAGCTTTGCGCTCAATTTTCGTGTAAATCTCTACAGTCTTTTCATCACCTTCCAGCTTACCGTGGATTGCCGCTGCTGTACTTTTGTCCAGCGCATTAGGTGATACGTTCTCAACAATTACTATTTCCAGTACGTCACCATTAGGCGCACGACTGACAACATAACTGTCGAGGTGGATGACACGAACCTTCTCAGGTCCAACATGTAGCAATACATTACCACCAACAATTAAATGCTTTAGTGCTTCATGGACTGCAACACGGTCACCTGAACTTTCAATCTCGTTCATCACCGCACGTTCAAACTCGCCCAGTTGTTTCTCAACATCTGTACGGGCTGCAGGGTCTTCTGCCATCTCTTTGAGAGTGTATGGCTCGACCATGAACCTGAAGAATGGCGCGTTAGGTGGCATCAATGCCAGTGATAGTTTGGATGCTAGGTTGTTCACACCTCTGGCACCTATGCCCTGATAGGGCGTATAGATGTCGCTGGTTTCATTATGTGAATCTGGTGGGATTAACGATGGGATAGTTAGTTCAGAGCAATCTCTAGCCCTGTCGAGGTAAGATTGTCGCGTCTGTTCTAACTGTCGATAACGTGCCTCGCAGCTTCCCATACTCACAGCAGGTTCTCAGTAAGCCCTGTGTTCGTTTTGGCTGGAGCCTTGTTGACCGTCCGGTTTTTATGTTTGTCACCACCAATAAATAGAGTTGCACCACCGGATAAGAAATCCTTTGGTTTCATCTTATTTTTTTCCATCAGTTTCATGGGTAGGCTAAGAGGGCTTAGAGCCTTGCCAGCCAGTTTTCCAATAGGATTACACATAGAACCCCCTAAGTAATCTGAAGACCAGAACCACCAGCACCAATGTTAGTAACTGTTGGGTCTAAGGGAACCACAAGCTGTGATGTACCTTTGGCTTTGTTAGAGATAGCACCCAGTTCAGCAGCAATGCCACTCTCAGGGTTCGACGGGTCATACCCAAGCTGGGTTGTTTGCCGTGGAGCCGCTGCAGGTGGGGCCGCTGGTGGCGGCGGTGCTGGCGTAGGTGCGGGTGATTTAGGAAAGCACATAAAT